GCTCGTATGAGCTGTTCGGAAACGGACACGGCCAAACGGTTCAAAATTCGTTTGGGGTCAGTCCTTACGGACTACGGACCTAAGGCGCGTAAAAGATGCCGCAGGAACTGGCGAAACAGTTACGAAATCTAGGAGGAACGGGTTATGTTAGTAGACAGAGGACCGTTCAGAAGAAGTAGTCTTAAAGGCTACATCGCTCAAATGTCAAGGCCTAATCCCGATGGGCTGTTTGACGAATTCGTGGCTGGGATTCTTGATCAACAGGGCTTCTCGAGCGAGGAAGATCCCAGATCAGTGTATGATCCTCAGCAATTGTATACTGCCCTAGAGCGGTATGCGACAGACTGGACTATGTTCGAGCGTTTAGACGAACATCTTAGGTTCGGGTTTAGTAAGGCTTTTAAAATATTTGCTAAACCAAAAGCGTGGAAGTGCCTCCGCGTTCTATCTGACATCGAAGTAATGTCCAAAGCTTTAAAGCTTAGTAAGTCATCAGGTCTACCTCTAATGACTTCGAAAGCGAGCAGTCTTGCATATTCATTTGACCGTGAAATGCAGATAAGACTGGGTATTAAAGCGCCAAACCCTTGTGTAGCTTATAAGCGTACACAGAGAGGCAACAAGACTCGTCTTGTTTGGGGTTATCCGTTAGAGATGACGATTATGGAAGCGAGATACGCTAGACCTCTCATTGAAAGGTTTCTTGCCATGAATACGCCTATGGCGTTTGGTAAGTCCAAACTTGAATTGGGAGCTCACCTCCATCGTTATTTCGTGGATTCACCGGGTGTGACCGTGTGTCTTGATTATTCCAAGTATGATTCTACTGTACCAGCAGTGATGATTCGGGAAGCATTCAGGATTCTGGCGACATGGTTTGAGGAGAAGGACCTCGAAACACTCGGTTGGGACACAGTGGTGGCATATTTTACCCACACGCCTATAGTGATGCCTGATGGTCACCTGTACACAGGAAAGAATCATGGTGTTCCTAGTGGGAGCTACTTCACCCAGATGATTGACAGTATTGTAAACGTCGCCTTGACGTATGCATTAGCTCATAGGTTCAACTTTAGGTTTAAGCCTAATGGTCTGAAAGTATTGGGTGATGATGTAATCGTTCAGGTGCTCGGAGCCGTTGAACTTCAGCA